CTGCATCATTCTACTCCTCTTATTAATGAACCTTAATTATGGATTCAGAGCACTAACTAATCAACTTTATTTTTAAATTAAATTACTTGCCTTTGTTTGAAGAAGAATATAAAATCGCAGCCTTTGAAGAGCGCCGTACAAAGCGCTCGATTTTATATACTGACCCCTTCCAAGGCAAGCTTTTTATTTTTTCATTTCAGTAGAACTTCTCGCCTGAGTAGCTATAATTAGTTTATCATTTAATAAATTAAGGAGTAGAAAATGACAAACGTAACAGACATTAATTCAAGAAGATGCGGACTTTGTTCCGGTTACATCGAGCCGCTAAGATCGCCAACAACCGGCGAGGTGGTTTGGGAAGGAGGGCATAATGCTCTTCCGATTGCAGATACGAGATGCTGCAACGAGTGCAATGTTCATCGCGTCATTCCAGCAAGGATCGACGAGCTCAATCGTGGATAGCGTTCTAGTGACGCTAGGAATGTTAGTAGCAATTGTAGTGATTGCTGCTCTCATCACAAAAGCTGAATAAGACTTATTCTTAACTCGCGCGGGCAGATCTGCTCGCCGAGTTTCAAGCAGCCAATTTTATATTCAACCCCGAAAAAAGTCAAGCTTTATTTCAAACAAAAAAGTGCCCCTAACGCTTTTAACCTTAGGGGCATTTCTATCACTCGCTAGAGCGATACTGGATCCTGGTCCGTGCGAAGGTAGGGTTACTTGAGTTATCTATAGTTCTCATATCACCTACTACTACCTTTCGGTGTGAGTTCGCATCTACATAGGAGCTCTGCTCACGCTTCCATCGCTAATGGTTGCAGTCCAGTTTCGAGCTTTCCTGGGCCGGTCGCTAAACTTGCCAGGTTCTCTGAAAAAGGTGGGGCCGGGATCCCTACTGCTTGGTCTTAGATTGTATGGCCAACAAGTCTGACTTTTTATGACTCGGCTGCATAAGGTGTATCATTAAGATCGCCTTCGCTTGACTCTACCGCGGTGTCCATATCCATTAAGTCGGTCTGACACGGTTCAGTATTCCAATCTAGTCCCTCAAGGAACCCCGCTTAGCTGGATGGAGAGTCTGCGACTTTAAGGCTTGATTGATTAAGTCAAGTTCTGTCTACGACGTTCCAGAAGTGGTATCACCTTTAAGCCCTTCCCTTGATCTATTGTACCCCTTACAAACATTTCAGTCCGATCACGATACTTAGATTGTTTAGAGCGCTTCGTCCATATAGCCCCTGCTAAGTTAACACTATTGTCGGCGCTAATGTGACCTAAGGCAACTGTTTATTTCATTAATTTTGAAAGCGCGCGATTTTATATGCAGCTTCGAACAAATGCAAGCTTTATTTCCCACAAAAAAAAGCCACCCCCGAAGGGGTGGCAGGAGGAGTAGAAACCTGATAGGGGGGGCCTATCAAGGATCACTGACTAAAATGCTGCTTAGTACTCTGGTCGCCAAACAACATACATGCAAAGATCAAGATCACAAAACCACCAAAGGCTATGAGAGTCCATTTCATTGTCAACCAGATTATATTAAGTAACTTTTTCATCAGACACACATTATGGCTCTTTTTTGAATTAGTTCAACTACTTTATTATAGTTTATTTTGAAGTACTATATGGATATATAGTATGTTTTATCTTACTATTAATGAGAGTAGAAAATTTAGTTAAAAGGGGATTTCAACTTGGTAAACGCACTTAAGCAATTCTTCGCACCAATCTGGGGATTGATTAAGGCTATTAATATTCTGGTTCTATTGGTTTGGTGGTTAACAGTAATCATCTCTCTTGTCCCCTTCCTGTTGTAATTTGTGAAAAAAGAAGTTACAATATAGGGGTATTAACAATTGGAGGATTAGAAATGCATAAGCAATTCATTTATAACGAAGAGCGATCACATACTGAAAACTACCAGCAGTGGTCTTATTTAAACCGAAAAGAGCGCGAGCTGTGGAGAGATGTCAAATTGACTGATCAAGCATCTTGGGATCTTTTCAACATTTATTATGGGGCCTGGTTATCCAAGTACTCATCAAGGAGGGCATAATATGTCTTATATAGAAGGTATCGATAATGAACTTAAGTCACAGGTGTTTACATTCCTGGATGATTTGAGAGAAGAAGGATCCATCAACATGTTTGGAGCGCCAAGAGAGGTACAAGATACCTTTGGCGTTAATCGAAATGTTGCCATGGATATATTCACAGCTTGGACAAAGGAGGGCTCACATGCCAACTAAACAACAGATGAAGAACGCTGCAGCAATTGATGCATGGTTTGATAGAAAGGTATCATCAATCATTGGTGCAGATAATAACAGGTATATAAACAGATGGATATCGCGACATGAGTTCTTAACCTTCTGTATTACTATGGTGATTGGAGCAGCATTGAGCTTCTTGCTACTCTGGTTATTCGTCGTTTAAAAGGACCCCCTAAACCTTTGCCCGGCTTCGGCCGGGTTTTTTTGTTTCGAAAAAGAGCTTGACTTGGTACGGGTCTGAATATAAAATCGAAACCTTTTAAAACTCTCAGTTGACTTGAGACCCGATCTAGTATAAAATCCAGTTATTGGAAGTGAGCGATTTTATATGCTAATTAGACATATGGCTAGAAATTTCTTTTTTTTTATTTCAGTCTTGTTACTAGATAAAACTAGATATTCTCGCTCAAGTTCATATAATAAACGGGCTTTAATAATCACAAATATAGGAGGATTTAATTATGGCACATAATGTAGAAACGATGGCTTACGCGGGACAACTTCCCTGGCATGGGCTTGGTACTAAAGTAGAGAGTGATCTACTTCCTTATGACATGCAGATTGCTGCAGGTCTTGATTGGGCTGTTGAGAAACAGTCTCTTGTAACTTCGGAAGGTATTGTTGTACCTAAGAAGAAAGCGTTGATCAGAAGTTCTGATCAAAGTGTACTTGATGTAGTTGGTGACGAATGGCAGCCTTGCCAGAACGATACTGCATTTCAATTCTTTAATGACTTTTGTCTTAAAGGTGATATGGAAATGCATACAGCTGGAAGTCTTCAAGACGGAAAGATTGTATGGGTACTTGCTAAGGTCAAAGATTCATTTGAATTGTTTGGCGGTGATCAAGTTGATTCGTATCTGCTTTTCTCAAACCCTCATAAGTTTGGGCAGAGTATTGATGTTAGGTTTACGCCTATCAGAGTTGTATGTAACAATACACTTACGCTATCTCTTAACTCTTCATCTAAGAATGCAGTTAAGTTGAATCACAAGAAAGCATTTGATGCTGACAATGTGAAAGAGATGCTTGGAATTGCTAACGTTAAGTTATCCGATTACAAGGAAATGGCTGAGCACTTAGGTGCTAAGAAGTATAAGAAGGCTGAGGTATTGGCTTACTTAGATGGCTTGTTCCCTACTTATAGTAAGAAGGAAAGAAGTAAGACGTTACATGCTCAAGAGCTTAGTACTCCGGCTAAACGTGTATATGACCTGCTAGAGACTTCTCCAGGTGCTAACTACAAACCAGGTAGCTGGTGGAATGCTTTCAACGCTGTGACTTATTTCACAGATCATGAAAGAGGATCTAACAACGATGTTAGGTTGCAATCAGCCTGGTATGGCCAATCTAAGAATCTGAAGCTTAAGGCTTTAGAGACCGCATTGGAGGTTGCGGCGTAGGAAGGGAAACCTACTAAGAAGGCTCCTCACGGAGCCTTTTTTTTGTCTCGTTCGGGGTAGACTTTTCTCTATATCTCCAGGTACCCAAACAATTGACTTAGTACGCGATCTCTCAAAGAGGTTAAACCGTTTTCTGAGAATTGGGATATGGATTTTTTTGGCGCGTTTTTTTCTGCGCTCTAGACATTGTATCTGAGGGGTGGTGGAGCTGGCTGGATTCGAACCAGCAACTTGCCTGCTATGAGGCCGTTCAATACCAACATGAACTACAGCTCCTATTAGTAGATCTATTTAGCATAGTATACTATAATATGGTATACATAAAAGGAGTATTATGGAACAACCAAAAACTAAGATAGAGATACTGAATGAACGTATTGTTAATGATAGAGATGAGGCTATTGACATAAGATGTATGTTACATGGTCCTACTAACATAACAATAGGAGAGTTTCTTAACACAGGTATAGTGAATAAGCAGACCTTAAACATAGCACCTGCCATACATAAGGACTTTCTCGTTGATCCGCTCATTGAACTATTGTTCAAGATGCTAAAGAGTAAGGAAATTAGTTAGAAATTTTTCTTGCATCGCAAAGCACTACGTGCTATAATATATAGACACGCTGATAAAAGGAGAATGTGTAATGCGTTATATGGACTACAAGGTCGATATATCAAAGGAAGGGTTTCATTGGTATGAGGATGGTCTTAATAGATTGTTCTTACGAGATGATACGCAGGGCTTTAAACCTGGTGATATGTTTGAGCTGACTTATAAGGATGACGATACGTTGTTCTTAAAGAAGGTAAATAATAGTTGCACTGAGGCCGAAAAGCCCTTATAATTAGGTATACGTTGAAAGATGTATAATTTTATTAATCATTATGGAGAAGACATATGTCACTATTTGATAAAGTATTCAACACTTTAGTTGTTGAAAAGAATGAAAGGACTGCCGCACAAATGGCAAGCTTTTATAACTCAACGCCAGCGTCAATCAAGGCTCGCATTAGCGAAATTAGATTGAACTCAGGTGTAGCGGTCTACGCTAATAAGAAGACCGACTCGCAAGGACGTACAAAGACGTTCTACAGAGCTGGTACACCAACGAGAGCAGTTGTAGCTGCCGGTTACAGAGCTTTAGCTTCTGGAGTTGCTGCTTAGTTTAAGTGGTCTTATTCAAAGGGGCCTTCGGGCTCCTTTTTTTTGCCTAAATACATCTACAGCTTTTAAGTAAGGGAGGTTATATGGACCGATCTATTAGAAAGTTCTTCGAATGGCACGAGCAAAGAATATTTGCTTTTCAAAAGGCTCTTCGACTGGATGATTATCACATGATGTGGTTATCGTTCTTTAAAGGACTTATATTTGGATTAGTTATTATACTTTTATTATTTCTTACGTTCGCGTAATGGTGAACTAGCTGGGAGTCTTGCAGACATATAATAGATACATATTAATGTCTATTGGGACCCCGGCCAGTACTAAGCTTATTATTAACAAACTGGATACATTATGAATCATCTCAATCATTTCAACATCTCACTCATTAAATCAATCTTAAGAATTTTATCTTGCTTCGTAGCAATGCAGACTTCGTCCGTCTTTATACTGGCGGCTGGTTTTGCTGTCGCCGAAGTACTAGGCATCATGGAAGAAGTATACGATGCGCGTGAAGAATAATAAATATTTTCTTAGATTAAACACGTTTGCCTTTATGGTCGTTCTCTTTTGGTCATGGCCTTACAGGCTAATAGATAATACCCGCAATAATTGTTACTTCTTTGTACTAGAGAAGCTTATTACTGATGGTGGTAGGGCTAAATGGTATAAAAGTAATGCATGGTGGGGTTATCACGTTGCTTGGGTTAAAGATGGCATAGAATATCACTACGATATGTCTAAAGCTGACAAAAGAAACTTGCCTTGGTGGGCTATTCCAGTATATTATAAAGGAAAGGTACGTACAAAGAAGCAAAAGCAGTAGTTTGAAAGCGCCTGTAGCTCAATGGATAGAGCAACAGCCTTCTAAGCTGTAGGTTCCAGGTTCAAGTCCTGGTGGGCGCACCAAACTAAAGAGAGTAATACATATGAAACCAGAAATTATTGACACCATGTTAGATGGACAAGTAATAAAGCTGAAGAATTGTGTACCTGATGACCTAGATCACAACGATTTATTCAATAACTACGAAAAAGACTTCAATTTTCCTGAGTCAGCTGTCGGTCAACTGCATCAATACTCATATCCATACGGTCATAACGACAAAAGATTCGATCCCATACGTAAATTACTAGAGATTCCTGATAATTACTCAGCCAAAATAGGTTTACATGAGATATCTGCTGGTGGATTCATACCTCCTCATGCAGACAAGCATTATTATGGTGGTTTAACTATATTTTTAAACTATGAATGGGATATTGACTGGGGTGGTTGGGGTATGGCTTACAATGACACTGGTATTATTACTACTGTCCCTAGTTATGGTGATGCAGTATTCTATAAAACACCTTTACTTCATTGCACAGCACCTGTTTATGTTACTGATAAGGTGAGAAGATCAATACAAATATTTTATATCGAAGATAATAAGTGGGATGACCTAGCACGTGAGTGAAAAAATAAGAATTAACTATACCTATTATGATAATCCTGAGCTACTTCAGGATGTCGTTAGGTTCTACGAACCATATAAAGATGGTTTTGACTTCTCTATAATAGATGACGGTTCACCTAATCATCCTTTAACAAGAGATATGCTTCCTGACTACTGGAAAGGTCATCGTATTACAGAAGATCTTGGTTGGGGTAATGAAGTAGCAAGAAATATTCTAATGCGTAAGACAACCAATACATGGAACGCGTTATTAGATCTAGACATAGTGTTAGACCTTTCAGAGCCACGCTCTGCTGCATTCTATACAGCAACTAGTACATCTGTATCAACGTTTGTGGAATACTTCAATAACCTAAGGGAGGCTAAGTTATGCTTCCAGTTTCCTTTTGGTGGTAGAACTGATTATCATGACTATACAAAAGAGCTTACTGGCAGTGCTGGTAACTTTGCTATCAATTCATTTATAATTAGCGCTGATGCTTGGAGGAAGTCATATGGTTATGATATGGTCTTTGCATTTACGTATGGAATGGACTGTACTTTATCAGGAACTTTTGAAGAGGTTGGATTGCCTTACGGCAAACTTAAAAAATTATGCAATCAAGCTGTACCTGATCCAGATAGAATATTAAGTAAAACAATATATAATGAGTTCTGGGATCTATCCACCCTACATGAGAATGCTGGACGATATAATCAGAGAACATTTAAATGGACATCAGAAGAAGAAAGGCTTAAACATGCTAAGCCATATCCTGCAACAGTTGATATTTAGTAGGAAAGAGTATATAATAGAATATACAGAGGAAATAATATGAGTCAATATGATGATGTAGTAGAAAGGCAACGTCTTAAGATTGCTGCTGAAGAGTGGGCGAAAGGTGTTAGGCAGATTCATGCTCATGGATTAAATTCAATGTGGTACGATGATAGACCTCAAGATACCTCTAACGGTAGATGTGTAACTGATGTTGAATATAATAATGGTGTTGTTGAAAGAACTTTAGATGACGGCCAAGTTGTTAGATTCGGTGAAGCACTTACTGGTGAAGATTTAATTAACTCTTACAATAGGCATACATAATGGGAATGTTAAACTACTCAGGCTCGATTCGTTATTCAATGAATGGTAAGAAGCGTAAAACTGTTTCGCTTACTCCTAAAAAGAAAAAATTAGACTTTAAGTCTACTTCTCAATATAAGCGTGTTGTCGCTAAGCAAGAAAAGCAATATAAGTCTCTTATGGAAGAGATGATTAAAGCTGGTACTTTTAATAGTGTTAGTAATGGTTGTGCTAAAGTAGATAACAGCTGGAAGATAGAAGAGAGTAAGAACTATGCTATCGCTCCTGCTTATAATAAAGGTGCATATCAAGTTGTACCTAAATCTGATTTAAAATTTATAGGTAAATAATATGCAGAAGCCAAACCTCTTTAGAAGATCAATAATGTTTTTAGTTGACGCGTGGCGTCTTATTATGGATGTTAAATACAATCCATTAAAGTATGTTAGAGACCCTTCTCTACAAGCTTACTTTATGTTAGTACTATTTACTATCTGGAGTGTAACGTTTGGACTCATTGCTATATATTATATAGGATGGTTAGGTTATGATATCGTTACAAGCATTATCGTACATGCTGCTATCCTAATACCGATGATGATAACTAATGCTGTATTTATTGATGCAGAGAGAGATGGTCACAAATGGTTAGCCGAATGGAACGAAGAGAAAAGTAAATACAAAATCTTTGTTAATAGATTAAAGAGAAAAAACCTAGTACGTTGGGATATGGATAACGAAGCTTAATGTCGCAGATATATAAACAATACCAAAACGAGTGGATGTACACTGCATGTGATATAATGCCGAAAGAACTTATCGATGGTATGTATAATGCTTACATGGAACAATATAATAAGGGTAGAGGCATCTTAGGTAAGTCACCACCTATGCTTGGTAAAGCGATTGAGTTTAGAGGCAAGCATATGGAAGAGACTCCTGCATTTAAAAAGGCAGAAGCATTCCTTACAAACTGGTTACAAGAGAATATGGGAATGAGAACTGTTCCTACTTATAACATGGGCAGAATTTATACTGAAGAAACAACTGGTATGTTCGCGCATCAAGATAGAGTTCCTTGTGAGGTGTCAGTTACATTACCTATTGCTTACGATAACACTCCATGGGCTATCAATGTAGAAGATTCATCTGGAACTATAAACAATTGCTTACTACACGTTGGTGATGTTTTATTTTACTATGGATGCAAGGCACGACATCATCGCGGCAACAACTCATTAAACAAATTTCATATACAACATTACTTCCATTATGCTGATCTAGATTCTGAGCTTGGCTCATTCTATAATTATTGGAGACAGGATGGTGACTTATGGCCTGAGACATTAGACAAAATGATTTCTAGAGGCAGCTTGCCATTAATGAGCGAAGAGGATAAAATACGGTATTCTAAACAAATCGGAGAAGAATATAATGTTTAATATTGAAGCGAACTATAATGAAAGTAAATGGGGTGTTAATAGTGAAGAGCTATTTAACTCACCAGAAGAAAGAGCTGACCTAGCACACTACGAAGTTGTTAGTTGTATTGTTAAAGAGAACGCTATAAATAAAATCTTAGAGAGAAAGGTAGTTAATACTATTGACCTAGCTCTCGTTCAATTAGATCGCTTTAGCGATTATGGTACTAGTGCAACTGATGATCATCATGTCATTATTATGCAAGGTAAAAAGAAACCTACTATGATTAAGCATTGGTGGTTAAATGAGCTCGTTTAGTTGGCTTAAGAGCGAAGAGCTCGCAACGGCTTTTGAAGAGAAGAAGCCACTCAAGATAGCTAATGCTGTTAGTAATATAGCGCATTGTTATTGGGAAGATATCCATAAGTGTATTAATGATAAAACAATATGGTTAGATCCTGGTGCTTATATAATCGAAGAAATAGATTATACAATATACGAATGGGTAAAGGTATTGGAACAAGAGATTGTAAAAGTATTTCCACCTAGGACTGGTGATGTTACTACTCATCTTTATGTCTCATTATTTGAAGGCTGTAAAACTTTAGGCGAGCATATGGATACAGCAGATGTATTTTATGTTGGTGGTATTGGTAATACATCTTTCTCTATTAATAATATAACTTATCAAATTGCTCCAGGTGATATAATGTATATACCTAGATCAGTTAATCATACACCTCAACCTCAAGCTGCTCGAGCTGGGTTCTCAATAGGACTAGAACATGGACGACACGATACTTAATATTGCTTATGTATTTTTAATAGGCATATCTTTCTTACACGGTTATATAACAGGCAGAGAAGCAGGTATACATATAGGTGCTAATAGTCTATATGATTTACTTTTAGCTGACGGTAAGGAAACAGAAGACGGGAAGGTACTTGTTCAGTTATCACATGACTATGAGTAATGTATTCCCTAAAAACTAAAACAGGTAATAGAGCATGGTACGTAGCTGGTATTAAAACTGGCAGTCAAACTATGCGGTCCATAATGGACATTAACTGTAAAAATATATTAGCTATTGCCGGTAGTAATTGGCATGCATCAGCTACAGAAATATACCAGCATGAAAGCTTTACTAATCGGATAAGCTTACTTCAGCCTGAATCAGACTTCTTATGGACAACAACTAGGAATCCATGGGAGAGACATTACAGTAATTATCTATATCAGAAAGAGAAGTTAATACAAAAAATAAACTTCACTGGTACAGCTGAAGAGTATGATAAAAAATATCCTGATAGTCAGTTTGTTCTACCTCATGGTAATGAGATGGATGTTATTAAAAAAATGGTTAATGAACATTTAGATACATTTGAGAGTTATATTACTACAGTTGAACAACAAAGCAATCCAGTATATTATACTGGTACGAATAAACCATTTAATATTAATGGTATTAATTTTGGAGCATTTAAAGCTTTCTGGACAATGTCTAAGAGTATAGAGTGCAATGGTACTGTCTTTATGCTAGATATAAACGATCATAATGGTATAATAGATTTCATTTATCAGAACTTTGGATTAGCTTTAACTATGATACCTAGAATGAATTCTAAAGGTCATGGTAAGGATTATAAACAACACTATAACACTGACTTAATAGATAGAATTAGTGCATTGGAAGCACCTATCATTAGAGCCGGGAATTATAAATACTCATGAGTAATATAAGAAGACCTCAAATGCCAAAATCACGAAGCAGATCTAAAGCAGCAAAGCTCAGGCAGAGCAGACGCCGTCAGGTGCATGGCAGGTCAGTACATAAGGAGCTGTTTGGCAGTGAAACACCCTACGGACACAAAGTACAGACAGATCGTACGAAGCAAATCCCAAGAGATGAAAAGTACCCGTCTGATTACTCAGATGAGATTAGAGATTGAAGAATTAAAAAAAGATCAACACCCACCTATACCTATAGAATGTTTTGATGGATATAGAGAATTAGAAGCAAGAATGACTCGCTTAGAGAGACATATCTTTCAAGGAATAAATGATGAAGATAAAAAAGATACATGACGTACTAACCCTAGTAGACGACCTATACACTGAAAAAGAAATCGAAATAATGGACGGATGGTTTGGAAGTTATACCATGTGGGGATTAGGATACGATGAAATGGATTATGGTGCATCAACTGCTACGCTTTGTAGATCTCTTAAATGGGAGCAGTGGGTTGGGTATCATAAGATGTTAGATGATATGCAAAATATCATGAGAGACAGACTCGGTGAAAGAGGGATTGAAGTTCCTTTATTCAGTCGCTGTCTTATTAATAACTTTAAGTTTGGTGACTCACCAATGTTTCATAAAGACGCACCTGGTACTCCAAGTGCACAGACGTTTATGGTATATCCTAATAAAGTCTGGAATAAAAACTGGGGTGGGTTTACTGCATTCGCTGATGACGATGATGATGTTATTGCAGTTGCAGCACCTAAACCAGGACGTATAGCAATCTTTCCAGGTGATGTAAGTCATAGTGGAGTTGCTCCAACAAAAGTACACCAGGGTTATGGAAGGTTCTCAGTAGCGTTTCAAGACCCAGAAGGTTTTCCTAAATCAGAAGATCGTAGAAGAGTTAGTCCTGATGATATAGAAAAGACTTCCTTAGTTCGGCATTATGGTGATAATCATAGTAGGTTAATATAATGGACGAGCAAGACGCAATAGAACAATTAAAAGCTAATAGACTAAATCGTAAACGTGGTTTAGCGGCTTGGTTTAAACATATGTATGCCAGATATAAAATCTGGAGAATGAAAAAGAACGACCCTTTTATATACGAGGATTAATTATGATTTATGTGAACGGATGTTCTTATACATTTGGTATTGGATGCGCACCTCACGGCGACGAGCCTGCAGCATGTAAGAGAAACTCTTGGCCAACTAAATTAAGTAACTTAACTGGTACACAAGTTCTTAACGAAGCACTTCCTGGTTCTAGTAACGCGAGAATATTTAGAGATACAATTGATTATCTTTCTGATAATAATCCTGACCTAGTTATTATTATGTGGTCTGATCCAGGCAGAATAGAAGGTTTCATGCCTAAAGAGAGTGATTGGTTTGCAGAAATATTTGACCTTCATCAAATAACACCTCAAGCAGTTCAGAATATTGACTCATACTTTCATAGAGAAGCTCTTGAATCATACTACTCGTTCTTACATACAGATACAAAAGCATGCTTAGATACTTTATCCTATATGAATGCTATACAACAAATATGTAAAGCGAAAAATATACCATATATATCTCATTGTTATAAATCTAATATTGAAAGACAAACAAGACATACTCTATCAATTCTGAAAGATAAAGAAGAGCCTAATATTGTTAAGACAAGATTAAAGATTNAAAGATTAAAAGCATCATTAGATGACTTTAACTTTGGTGTTAATAATGTTATATCATTTAATAGTCTCGTTGTAGAGAATTATCTACCATTCTCAGAATGGTCGCTAGGACANCCTGGTATAGAAGCACACGAATTTATGGCTCAATGGTTTAAAGACTTTATGGATAAACATGAAATTACTGGTTAGTGGATGCTCGTTTACTTATGGCGATGAATTAGAAGACCCGGCAAGAGATAGATGGTCAACTCATCTTGGTAAGCTGCTTGACTGTGAAGTTGTTAATACAGCCAGACCCGGTAATAGTAATAAAGCAATCTGGAGAGCTACTAAAGAAAAGCTTCTTCAAGAAAATGACTTTACTCATTGTTTAGTATTATGGTCAGCTTTTGAGAGAGTAGAGGTATTAAGTTTAGATTATCACTTACAGTATGACTTAGATGATCCGGAAGCTGTCGCGTCCGGTGAAGGTGAATTTAGAACAGACAATCCTTTTACACAATTCTCACCAGCACGTCTTGATGCGCATCCTTTCAGGTTAAAAAAGCATGAGATGATTACTCATTATAATGAAGTATATTCTAATGAAGGAGCTATACTTGATACAACCTTTTTTATGAAAGATGTATATAACACTTGTGTACTAGCTGGTATAACTGCTTATGGTGGTGTATTTCATCAAGCAGTTAACTTTACAATAGCAAAAACATTTTCTCAGAAGAGGTTAATGAATTACGGTGATAGGTTAAAACGTATTAATAGAATGTATAAAGATATGCGAAATGGTTTCAATGATAAACAGAAGATAGGATTTACGGAACCTAATCCAAAAGACGCTTCTGCACACGAGCGACCTCAGTATCTGTCATTTAATGAGTTTACTGAGTCGTATAAATATGATAAGATGCCTGGCGATCACCCAGGCCCAGAAGCGCATAAAAAATACGCTGAATATTTGTTTGAGGAAATTTTTAATAATGAGTGATAATTTAATCCTAGGTTGGTCAGAAGGCTTTCACGATGCTGCAGCGACTATAATTAATGGCAATACTGGTAGTATAGTATTCGCATCTCATTCAGAGAGACACTCTGGTAATAAACATGAGAAGCATATTTCACCTGAGTTCAAAACGTATATAGAAGAGAGGTTTCCTAATATTAAAAAGAAAGCTTTCTTTGAGAAACCAGCTCTTAAGAAGTCAAGGCAATTATACTCAGGTCAATATAAGACTGTTGCAAGTAAAAGACAATTAGCATGGAAACCAGACGTTAAGTTTCATCATCACAAGTCACATGCTGCTGGTACATTTCAAACATCACCATATCAAGAAGCAGCTGCTGTTGTAGTAGATAGTATTGGTGAATGGGATTGTACAACAATATGGAAATGCAGCTATGACAAGAGCGGCAGAGCTGTTTATAAGAAAGTATATAATGAAAGATACCCTAATAGTATTGGACTTTGGTATACTGCATTAACTCATTTCGTTGGATTAAAACCTCTTGACGAAGAATACATATTCATGGGTATGGCTGCTTTTGGTAAAGTAGAGCCATTATTATTAGATAAGCTAGAAGATCTTTTTAACTATAACTTACATAAAGGTATACCTATTGACGTATCATTAAAGCATATGTTAAATGAATATAGAGACGTTGATATTGCTTTTAATGCTCAGTTAATATTAGAAGAGAAATTAAAAGATATATTTGATAGAGCATTAGAGATATCTGATAATGTTGTTTATGGAGGTGGTGTAGCCCTTAACTGTGTTGCTAATACTAAACTACATCAACAATGTAAAGGTAACTTATGGATAATGCCTAACCCAGGCGATGCAGGAGCCTCATTAGGAGCAGCTGCATTAGCTTATGGTAAGAAAGTTGTATGGACAAATGCTTTCCTTGGTCATAGGACTGAGCAATCATTAACAAGAACAAGTCTACAACTAGCTGAGCAGATTGTTGCACATTTACTTGAACATAAAGTATGTGGAGTAGCATTTGGAAGAGCAGAATTTGGTCCTAGAGCTCTTGGTAATAGATCTTTAATCGCTGATCCGAGAGGACCAGATATGAAAGACAAGGTTAATGAGATTAAAAAGAGACAGAAGTTTAGACCATTCGCTCCAGCTGTTCTAGAAGAGCATGCTGCTAAGTATTTCCATCCTGATATTAAAACACCATATATGCAACACGTTGTTAATGGTACTAAGATAACACAAAAGACATTACCAGCTATCGTTCATCAAGATGGTACATGCAGAGTTCAAACAATAGCCAAGTATGAGCAATCTATCTTTAGACAAATTCTAGAGATATGGTATAGAGAAACTGGCTGTCCCGTTCTATTGAATACATCTCTTAATATTAGAGGTGAACCAATGGTCAATACAGTAGAGGATGCGTGGCGCTTCGAAGAGAAGTACGACGTTAAAGTTTTTTACTAGATCCCCATCACCATTACGATAAATACCATGACTAAGCTTATGGTATTTTATGGATGATTTCTTAACACTAATTTCAGAAGTCGGTGTTCCTATCGCTGGAGCAATGGCTGCTGGCCTTTTTATATTCATAATCCTTAAGCAAATATTAAGCGGACTAGTTGATGATATAGATACATTAACTAATTTCTGTAAGATGCTAGAAACTCGCTCAACAACAATGAGTAATGAGTTAATGAAAATAGATCTTATAGTATCCGCTGCTCTTGATATACCGCCTGACTTAGAACGAGTATCACGAGCCGAGAATTTTGTAGAAGACGGTAAAGTAGACGCAAGAAGGGATTAGTGGAAATAAGTCAGATAATAGCAGAGTATGGTTTCCCGGTGATCATGTCGATGGGCATGGCATATTTCATATACTACGTATGGAATTTTATTAATGATGAGCTAGACCCTAAGATAGGTGAGATGCACATTGCGCTAATTAGAGTTATTGATAAAACAAGAATGCTCGATCAAGACATGATAAGATTAAAGTCTAAGATCGAAGTAGTTATGAGGTATAAGAATGCTGAAAAGATGCTTAATGATGATAAGCCTAACGGTACTAGTAAACGTAAGTCAGGCTGATATAGTACATAAGTTTAAGAACCCTTCATTCAGTGGAGTAGGGACAGGTGCCCATTTCTTAACAATAGAAAATCAAGAGTTCTCAAGAAAGAAAGCTATCGAAGAAGCTTTAGAATCAGCCAGAAAAGCTGCTGAGAGAGAAGAGAACAATACTGTTATGGCTAAATTTATCCGTAACTTAGAATCAAGAATATATGCTCAAATGGCTAANCAATTAGTTGAGAGTATGTTTAGTAATGACGGCTCAGTCAGATATGGATCATTTACTCTTGAAGGTAACGTTGTTACATATGAAGTAATAACACTAGAGAATGGTACAGAAGTAATTAGAATGACCATCATTGACTCAGACGGTAATGAAACAATAATAGAAATACCTGTAGGCACTGGAAACTTCGGGCAGGATAGCGACGGCGGATGAGGATAGCTATTTTAGCAATCGTTCTGCTCTCCGGATGTGCTTCTATACCTCAGTGGTCAGAANACGCGAAAGATTGTGANTATAAAGAAGGGTTTAGTAAAGATGTAGTAAATGGTATCAATAAAGCCATGTCAAGAAAATACATCTGTGTTGAAGATCCTATTGTAGTCAAGCTACCATCTTTTATAGAGTTATTAAAACTACCACCTGCAGATGAAAAGCCAGTTGTTGCAGTATACGCATTTAAAGATCTAACTGGTCAAAGAAAGTCAGTTGATAACTTAGCTTCATTTAGTACAGCAGTAACACAAGGTAGTACAGAGATGGTTATTGATGCTCTTAAAACAGCTGGTGACGGATCTTGGTTTAGAGTTGTTGAACGAAATGGTATAGATAATCTAGTTAGAGAAAGACANATTGTTCGTTCAGGNAGGCAAGACTTTGCAAAGGCAAATGAAGCAGAAACATATAAAGAATTAAATCCACTCTTATTCGCTGGTATAATTATCGAGGGTGGAATTATAGGTTATGATACTAATGTAAAAACAGGTGGTCGCGGCGCACGAACACTAGGCATTGGTTTCAGTAGACGGTATCGTCAAGATATCGTTACAGTAAGTATGAGAGCTGTTTCAGTTCTAACTGGTGAGGTACTATTGAATGTCCAGACTAAGAAGTCTATTTTAAGCTACGGTGCAGGCGGTGACGTCTTTAAATTTGTAGAACAAGGTACACAATTAGTAGAATTAGAGGACGGAGTGGGTAATAATGAATCAGTGACATACGCGGTACGTACTGCCATAGAGGCAGCGGTACTGGAATTAATATACCAAGGGCACGATAGAGGCTTTTGGATAATAAAGGATGGTCATAGACACCCTCACCAAGTGAACGGTAAAAATGAATTACATCCTATACAGGAAAACGGAAATGAAAAAACTAATTAGTTTATTTTTAATAATGTCGACAGCATTCGCTTCCGCTTCAACCGCAGATGATAATGAAATCATGATCACGCAAACTGGTGATACTCTAATACTATACATTGACCAATTAGGTTTTGGTAACAAAATCGGACTAAATGACTTTAGTTCTGGTGGTAGTAATATGACTATAACAGGTGCATCATTAGGATTTAATATTGATATGATAGGAGACCAGAACAAGCTTTTTGGACCTGTTGTAGCGACTAACTCAACATACGATATGATAATTACTGGTAACAGTAATAGCATCGATTGGAATATTGGGTATATTGGATCTAGCACATACAGTGATATGGATTTCACAGTGACAGGAAACAGTAACACTTTTGATCTCGATCAAGGTTACGCTTTTTCCGCAGAAAGGTTGAACGCAGACGTTACAGTTTTAGGTAGCGGAAATGCGTTCGATATTGACTGGGAAGCAGCAGATTTAACTTTCACAGTTGATATTGATGGTATTGATAATGATATTAACACATTGCAGAAAGACGGCGCTTATTCAAAGATCGTCTTTAGCCTTGACGGTAATGATGCAAACGTAGATATAATACAAACAACAGGTACTTGTGTTGGCGGCTCACCTTGCGCTAACCCTATTTCAAACCTAGTTCTTGATGTGACTTCAAATGATGCGATTATTCAAATTAATCAAAAAGACTCAGCTGGCGACAGCTAGTTTATTATTCATCAGTGGGGTTAGCTTTGCTGACTCCATTGGCGACATAGTAGAGTCCACTGGTATTGGAGCCATTGTTCGTAACAATGAGCAATTAACAACGAATGTTGGCTTTAATGTTAGTTTATATGATACAGCTCAAACAGCTAATGGACGTATGCTGATTGAGTTTCTAGATAAGGCAGAACTTGCTTTAACTGAACATACTAAAGTATATATTGACGAAGTAATATACGATCCCGATCCATCCAAATCAAAAATGACTATGAGATTCGCTCTTGGTACAGCGAGGTTTGCTTCTGGTAAACTAGCCATGGTTAATAAAGCAAATATAGATATTAGTACACCAACAGCTACGATTGGTATTCGTGGTACAGATTTTACAACCTCGGTTGATGAGATAGGTAGAAGTTTAATTATTCTACTACCGGACGAAAACGGTGACTCATCAGGCGAGATTATTATAACAAATGATGCAGGGTCAATAACATTAACTGAAGCTTATCAAGCTACAACTATATCAACATTAAACTCCATGCCTAAGACAACTGTTACGTTGCAGGGAGTAACACCTTCTATGATTGATAATATGTTTATTGTTAGTCCACCAGAAGAAATAAAGCAGCAAATAGAAGAGAGTGTCAACGACGACTTAGATGCTGATGGTGGAATATTAGACGTTGACTTTTTAGAGTTTAATGAACTAGAACAAGACGCTTTAGATGCTAGTGGTGAGTTAGAGTTTACAGAATTAGATATTGATATGCTTGATGTTGATTTCCTAAAAGATTTACTAGAGGGACTTGATGAGTTAGATAAAACATTAGTATCATTAAAAGATGAACAAGAAACTAATGCTGGTGATTTTGTATTAAAAGGAGCAACAGTTGGCCTCAATAAGGATAGTCAGTATAATATATTTGAGAGAGACGGTGACTTAGTATTCTTTAGAAATGTAAATGGACAGATAAATATACAGATACAAGCCGGTAACTCAGGATTCATTGATACGTCAGTTGACTCATATCAAGGCGTAATTCAATTCGGTAGTGGTAGTGGTATAGAAATAATAATCAGGCAAAGATAAATGGCATATTCAGACGAAGTAGTAAAACGATTCGAGGCAGTTCTAGCTGACCCTAAAAAACATTCAGTTGGTTCACTAGACAGAAAAGATCCAAAAGTAGCAACCGGTCTTGCAGGAGCTCCTGCTTGCGGTGATGTAATGCAACTACAATTACTACTTGATGACAACGAAAAGATAATTGATGTTAAATTTAAGACATACGGCTGCGGATCAGCAATTGCATCTTCATCTTTGTTTGTTGATATGATGATGGGATTAACTATTGAAGAAGCAAAGTTAATTAAAGATAAAGACATTGCAGATGTCTTACAGCTACCTCCAATTAAACTACATTGTAGTGTATTAGCAGAAGATGCTATTAGACAAGCTATGGTAGATTACGAAACAAAAAACGATAAAGATTATAACCATCCAATACTAGATACAGCAAAGTCTATGATTGGTCATAACAGGCCACCAGAAAAATGAGAGAATTAGGATTAGTGTTAACAGGGTGTATTGTATTTACATTATTTTTTTCTACAGTTATATATCCTGATATAGAATATAAAGGGTTCTCTAATAGCAGTTCATGTACTGGTATGTGTTATGCAGAGTATGTAGCACTTAATGGCACAGTCGTAGAGATTGAGCAAAAAAAGAAAGCGATTGCAGCAGGGGATCCATTTAGCGACATCAGAGGTATATGGGCAGGATGCTCAGCATGTCATGGTCCAGATGGTGGCGGTGGTATAGGACCAATGTTAGCAGGACAATCAGCAAGTATGATCTCTGATAAATTGACTACATATAAAAACAATGGTACGATTGGACCAATGTCATCTTTAATGTGGGGACAAGCTGCGATGCTTTCCGATAAAGATATTAGTATGATTGGTGACTACATAGAAGCAGGATTACCTGGTAAATGAAAGCAGATATAGATTTTACTGATAATGCTCTCAAGTATATTGACGAGCTTAGAAAGCCAACACCAACTATACGCATTGGTCTTAAACCAGCTGGATGTACTGGATTCGAATATGAGATTAAATGGGATAATATAATTACAGAAGATGATTATAGAGAAGATTTCGGTACATTTAAAGTAGCAATAGATAAACTATCTTATCCTAAGATAAAAGGATCAACTGTTGATGTTGTGGAAGATGGTATAAATAGAAACGTTAGAATAATTAATCCTCAGGAAGTAGCATCTTGTGGGTGCGGAGCAAGTGTTAATTTTGAATAACTTTAATAAAAACATGTCACCATTATTAATAGCAGGCTTTATAATGCTTGTTATGTGCATCTCGTATGACGTAAAGGCTGATAATGAAATAGGTATTAAACAAACTAGTGGTAATAGCTTTGCTTTGAATATAGAGCAAATAGGCTATAACAACGAAATTAAAATGTATGATAGCGGCTCATATTTAAGTGGAGCAAATCTATCACTGCATCTTTTCCAAGCAAGCGAAGGTACATATCAAAACACTATTGACCTATGGCATATAACTGGTTCTGATAATTCAATTCGGTGGGGTCAGGGCGGTAAGTTAAGTGATGCTGATGATACTACATTCACTTTTGATGGATGGGAAGCCGGTGGACATTATGCTAGACTAGATATACATGGTGATAATAATAGTGTATCAGGTTATCAAGCAAATTTTGGAGCTGGTGCTCATACATATAATCAATTAATCTTTAGTGACGGGAATAGTGTATATGTAGAACAAAGAGGTAATGGGAATAAAACCCTTAACCTTACAATTAATAATGATGATAATATTGTTTCAGTAATTCAAAGACAATCTGCTCATAATGCAACTATTAGCTTATCAGGATCTAATCCAACAACCCTTAATCTTTTACAACAAGGTGGGACTGGTCAGACATACTCGCTTACCCAGAACTGTATATCAGCAGGTGGGTGTAGTGTTTCAGTTACACAACAATGAATGAAGAAGAATTTTTAGACGAATCAGAACTTGAATTAGGTGATGTCGAAGCTGCAGGTGATTTTGTTTGGCAAGTTCTCTTCCTTACACCAATAGAACTTATCTACATAGGTTTTACAATGACAGTCCTTGCATTTTATGGTCTCTCTATATACTACGTGTATAAAAAAATACAAAAGAAATTCTCATGAAGCTATGGCATGCAGTCATAACATTAATATTATGTATTGGTATAAAAATATGGGATCCATTTTTAGCTGAAGTTACTAGATTAAACTTCTTTGACTACTTACAGCGTTCACATGAGCAAGTAATATCAGATCAAATTATATTAGTTGATATAGATGAAAAGTCAATACAAAAATACGGTCAATGGCCTTGGCCAAGAGAAGATTTAGCAGAGGCTCTTTCAGGTATACCTCAAGGTAATCTTCTTGGTTTAACATTAATACTATCTGAGAAAGATAGATTTAATACCGATGATATACTATCTCAGACGTTGATGCAATATCCGTCTATATTATCTACGGCACCAACCAATCAAATACAAACTGAAAGAGAGCTGCATGTCGGTACAGCGACTCTAGGAAGAATACCAGCACAAGAATATACACTTGACTATCCTGGTATACTATTACCGATAGAAGAGCTATCAAATGCATCTATGGGTTATGGTTCAATAAGCTCAGCACCTGATGTTGATGGTGTGACTAGACGGTTACCTGTCGTAGTATCTGCTAATAAAAAGATATATCCCAGTTTTGCTCTTGAAGTAGTAAGAGTAGCAGTAGGAGATATATCATACCAGTTAAAAACCGATGAAACAGGTATATTATGGGCACGTGTCCCTAAGTTTAACCCTGTTAACACGACTTTCGACGGAACAGTATATAATACGTACTGGAACAGCTTTGAACGCATCAGCCTTGGGGAGATACAGGCTGAGACTATATCTCCAGGTAGTATCATGATAGTAGGGCCTACTTTCGAAGGAACTAACATTATATCTACATCTGTAGGTGGAATGTACCCTCATGACGTGCAGGCTAACTTAATTAAAACAATTATAGATGGTACTACTATTAAAAGGCCACCTGAATATATTGTTTATGAATTACTTGGTATGTTATTAATTGGCTTACTCATACTTGGGTTGTTAAGAGTAGCTCCAATATTTATTTCTGGTGCTTCTTTTCTTGTTTTAACCTCCGGTACTATTATATTTGCGATTGATACATTCAATACAAAGTACCTTTTAGTTGATCCAGTCATACCAGTATTAACTTTTCTTCTCGTTTTTGCTCATGGAGCTTTCGCTCAATTCTATACCCAGTTTAAATTAAGACAACAAATACAGAAACAGTTTGGTACTTATCTCTCTCCTGACATGGTTAAAATGCTACAGAAAGATCCATCATTATTAAAGTTAGGTGGTGAGAGAAAAGAGATGACCTTTATGTTTATGGACATATGTGGCTTTACTCCAATCAGCGAGCACTATAAAAATAATGATGACCCTGAAGGTTTAGTTGAGTTAGTTAATAAGTTTCTTGATATGCAAACTAAGATTATTCTAAATAATAAAGGTACAATAGACAAATACATGGGCGACTGTATAATGGCATTCTGGAATGCACCTCTTGACTGTGATAACCACGCAGAACTAGCAGTTAAATCTTCAATTGAAATAGTTGAAGCAACCAAGGCATTAAATGAAGAACTTAAACCTCTTAAACTTCCTCCTATTAACATTGGTATTGGTATTTCCACGGGTACATGCATCGTCGGAAATATGGGTTCAGAACTTAGATTTGACTATTCCGTCATTGGAGATGCCGTCAATCTCGGAGCGAGACTGGANGGCCAAACGAGAAATTATGATGGGGTTGACGTGCTGTTATCGGAAGAGTGTTATAAACAGTGTCCAGATNGAGCATTCAGAGAAGTTGATAGAATTCTCGTTAAAGGAAAAACAGAAAAGGTTACGATTTATACGTATACATAATGAGCCAACTAAAGCTCAAATGAGATACTACTGGATTATTAATGCGATGGATATGGGTGGTTCATATTACTATACAACCCATCATCCAAATATAAAAGAGGGTAATCGATTATTACCGAAAAATCCTAGCGCAGCACAGTTCTTATTACAGAAAGGAATTACAGCTCCACTAATAGCTCAAAACTTTGAAGAAGGTCAAATAGTAATGATCAATTTCATCCTCACTGCAGTTGTTTTAAGGAACCATTATCTTTATAATACAACATCGAGATGTAGATTTCCTCCAGGTGGTGCTAATTACCATGTCGATGGATATCCAGTCAATTGCTTATAAATAACGGTTGATTACGTAACATAAATACATTATAATAGCTTATGTAGGAAGCTAATTATTACATTATAAGGAGCATAGAATGGCGTTTGATATAGAACGAGTAAAACAACAATTAAAGCAGGACGAAGGCGTTGTCTGCGAAATTTATTTAGATCATTTAGGATATAAGACATGTGGCATTGGTCACCTTGTTTTAGAAGCAGATCCTGAGCATGATTTAGAAGTAGGGGATGCAGTGCATGCAGAGAGAGTAGATGAACTATTTGCTCAAGATCTTGACATTGTATTAGAAGACTGTAAAAAAGCTTTTGATAAATGGGATGACATGCATTTCGTAGTTCAAGAAGTATTAGTTAATATGATGTTCAATCTTGGTATGGGAAGACTCTTAAAGTTTAAGAAAGCTCTTGCCGCTTTAGAAGCCAAGGAATGGGTAACAGCTGGTATTGAAATGAAAGATTCAAAATGGTTCACACAAGTGGGACCTAGAGCAGGAAGACTAATCGAAAGAATTAGAACGATTGACTCTTAATTAAAAGGTATATTATGTCAGCGAAAGCTAAAAAAGCTGTTGAGGAAACCCTCAATACAAAAAACTTCACACTATTGATAGAAGAGTTCGTCGCAAGGACGGGCTCTGATTATCTTGATGCAATGGTTCACTTTGCAGAAAAGAACAACGTAGAAATAGATACAGTAGCTAGTCTCGTTAAGACTAGTCATGTTCTTAAAGCAAAGCTAGCCGCTGAGTCAGAAGAAACCAGATTATTAAAACCAACTACAGGTGCTAAGTTACCGATTTAATTATGCATAAGGTATACCGTCAATTTTGGTCTGAAGATGAAGTTGATGATCTTTTTGAAATGTTTGGTGTCAATAATAATTGGCAAGTTCAAAAGACAACTAGTCGTGGATACGATGAAGCTTTAAGTGGTAACACACCTGAGGCCGATGCACGATACCTAGCCGGTGATCAATCACGTATTGCCGATGCATTAATAGTAGATATTCACCATGTACCTCAACATTTCACAGAAAAACTAAGAAGAGTATTGCATGATGACTGGTCTGAAACTACCAGTGTTAATTCTTGGTGTTTTGATGAGTCATGGTCAATTAATAGATATCTCGGTAAATCTAAAGGTAAATTTGAATGGCATCAAGATACTCTTAGCTTTTTTAAATTTAACTCCAATAAAACCCCTGAAGAAATATTCTTAAGCAATACCAGACCAGGTAGAGTTATATCAATATCAGTTGCACTTAACAACAAAAGAGAATATAATAATGGAGACTTTACGATAGATGCAGGTGACGGTAAGAAGACTCCTGTTGATCTAGATAAAGGCGATATGTGTATGTTTACATCAGATACTTTTCATAGTGTCGAGCCCGTTACTGGTGATGGTGTAAGATATGCTCTTATAATATGGGTTACTGATGGAGATAAACATAAAGAATGGAACATGCACTACGCGGACAATATAAAAACTGGACAATGACACCTTATCAAGTCTATACTAAATACATAGCGCTTAAAAATCACTTTACTCAAAAGAATTATGACTTCTTTACATATGGTGGTAAAGTAAGGGCTAAAGAGTCGTCCTTTGAGATCCGTAAAGATAAATACTTTTTCTATAAGCTATCTAAGCATAAAGACGTACAGAACTTTTTACTTGCTAATTTATTAGACGGTGGAAAAGACTTCTGGGTTGGTACCATGAGAGATTCTGGTCCTGAAGAAGTTTATAGAGATTGGAAAAAGAGACAAGAGTCGTTAACTTATACTTTTAAGAATGATTTAACGAAACTTAATGATGATTTCGATTCGAACTTTCGTAACGAAAAATATGGTCATCCGCATTTGCTGAGATTATATTTAAGAGGCGATGTTTGTATTGAGACAATGTGCATACTAGATATGCTCGTGAATTATAGTACGCCCTGGAATAAGTTTCTTGAAAAAGACTTGATCTGGAGCGATAAGTATACTATAATAAAGAAGTATAAGCCGTTCTTATCTATTAATACGGATAAGATGAAAGCTATTACTTTAGAATATTTTGATTATGATAAAAGTGAATAAACCGCAAATATAGGAGAAAATATGACGTCATTTAGCGCATTAAAAAGCAACTCGGCTGCCGAGTTAGATAAGCTTACTGAAGCCCTCACTAAGCTTGATTCAAATACCCAGAACAAGCAAAACGGTCCCGACGACAGGATCTGGAAGCCTACTGTAGATAAAGCTGGTAACGGTTACGCTGTTATTAGATTTCTACCTGCTCCAGCTGACGAGGATGTACCTTTTGTTAGAGTATGGGACCATGGATTCCAAGGACCTCAAGGTCAATGGTATATAGAGAAATCTCTTACTACTATTGGTCAGAAAGATCCGGTTTCTGAGTATAATTCAATGCTCTGGAACTCTGGGATAGAGTCTAATAAAGATTTAGTAAGAAAGCAAAAAAGAAGGCTTTCTTTCTACTCTAATATCGTTGTTGTTAAGGATCCAAGTAATCCTGATAACGAAGGTAAAGTGTTTCTCTACAAATACGGTAAAAAGATCTTTGAGAAATTGAATGATCTTATGAACCCGCAATTTGAAGATGAAAAGCCTGTTAACCCTTTTGATCTTTGGCAAGGTGCAAACTTTAAGCTGAAAATTCGTAATGTAGAAGGTTACAGGAACTATGACAAGTCAGAGTTTGACGAGTCAGCGGCGTTGATGGATGATGATGATAAGTTAGAGGCGGTCTGGAAATCAGAGTACCCTCTTAACGAATTTGTTAGTCCTGATACGTATAAGTCCTATGATGAACTAAAAGCTAAGCTCTATAGAGTACTAGCTCTTGGTGAAACTGAGACTGTTAATACGCCGGCTGAGTCTTTTGCCGCTGCTCCTAAAGCAGCATCAGCTCCGACTATGCCATCAGCAACAGCAGCAGCTGCTGAAGTCCCTTTAAGCACTTCTGCTGAGGATACCGACGACGAGTCATTGTCGTTCTTCCAAAACTTAGCTAAATCTTAATAGCTATCTCTCAGGGGAGCCGATCGTGCTCCCCTAACTTAGCTGGTATAGCTCAGTAGGTAGAGCAACTGATTTGTAATCAGTAGGTCGTCAGTTCGAACCCGACTACCAGCACCATTTACTTAGAAAGTATAATTCGATGTGGTACAGGATTAACTGTTACTCTAGATATGTTTTTAGTTGTGGATGTAGTGACAGAATTGTCTACAGCTGTTCTACTGCTGTTATCCATTTGAACTGCGCTCACGATTTGAGCTACTGCATCATTAGATAGAGTTTTACCTTGTGTATTAGGTTGTGCACTCATATCTTTTGGTGGTGTATTAATAAAATTAAACTTAGTTAGCGTCTCACCGAGCTGATTAAGTCTTCTTATATCAATTTTCTCTAATTCTTTTAATTCACCAATAAAGTTGCCGAAATTGTCAAAATCATCAGTAATAATATCATCATGTATGTTTTGCACAATTTTAATGATAGTATCAGCATTCTTAGCTAAGATTTCTTGATCTAATGCATCAACAGCATCAAGCTGCTTCATTGCTTCAGCGATATCGGCTATAGGACCAGAAACAATTCGTGTTGATGTATTTCTGAATACACCACTAACACGAGTAAGTTGTTCTTGTAAGAATGCTAAAGCTCCATCACCTTTATCAGCTGCCATCTCTCCGCTCAATCCTGAGATTAGTGTATCAACAGCCGTACCTATGTTTTCAAATTTACTTATGTCTAGATCTAATTTGTTAATTTCACTTAAACCAGTTGCTAGTGTTGTTAGTGTATCACCTGATAGTATTTTAGCACCGAATGTGCCTGATAAGTTATCTGTACCATCAAGAAAGTTACCAAGCCCGGTACCAAGAGCAGTTAATGAGTCTCTTACCTTTGTAGAGTCACCATCACCATCAACCTTAAGTGCCGTTAAGTGATTAATACCTTTAGCTATTTGCGCAAATGTCTCATCATTTAATAGCTTAGTCATCATAACATCTGTTATATTACCAGTACTATCTAAGAAACTCTTAAGTCCTGTACCAACCTGCGTTAGAGTAGCTGCTACTTGAGTTGCATCTCCAAGTCCTTGTAGATCTGTAATACCATCTGCTATTAATGGTAAGGATTCACCAATTGTAGTAAGCTGACCAGTTGTTATAACACCTTTAAATGATGTTGAATCTGTAACAAGAAGATTTATACCCTGACCAACTTTAGCCATCCTCTGATCAAAGTCGTCATCTGTATTAACATTACTTAAAGCCGTAAGTCCGTCTGCTACACTACCTAATGACGCTCTACCTAATCTTGTTATAATAGTAGCACCGAGATTACCAAATAAACTGGAAGCTCCTGTTGTTAATGCACGTATACCTGCGCCTGCTTTTTCTAATCTAGCTGTATCAAACTCAGCACCATCTAATGCTTCTAGTCCAGCTGCTAAATCATTAAACGCTGTACCGTCAAGTATTCTAAGCTGAATTGCGCCACCAAATCCAACGTTATTAGTTAGTTCATTAATAGCACCACCAATTCGACCAAAATTAGTTTCGAAATTAGTAGTATCAATNTTATTTAAATCATTAAGCCCTTTAGCCATATCGCTGAAGGCTGCGCCTGATAATATTCTAGCTGATATAACACCTTTTAAACCACTATCAGGTATTAAATTTTGAATAGCTTCACCTATTCTATCAAATCTGGA